TCGAGAGCGAAGCTGAATGGCAGGTTGTAGCTCATCGCGACAAGCTTCAAAAGCATCGTCATCAGGTATTGATCGCTGGTGCCGGGCGATTCGTTGGACGGGAATTTGATTTCGCTGCCAGCGGTCAGGTGATTGATCTGGCCGTAAAGAATGTCCTGCTGTAATCCGCTTTGCTGGTTGTCGAACACTTGGCTGGCGTAGCCGTCCATCGCGCCGGTTCCCGCGGTCGCGCCGATGCTGTTTGTGAACACGGTCAGCGCCGCGGCGAGCTTTGCCTTGCCCTTGGTCAGGTCGATCATCTCGTAGAGATCGCGGAGATTCGCGCACGCGGCGTCCAGCTTGGAAACGCCTCGATACATATCCACCAGCATCGGGTCTAGGTAGTGGACGAATTGCGAGGCTGGCACGTCCACCGGGTCCATGTATTGACCTGCGGCCATCCCGCGCCGGAATACGCGATAGCCTACCTTTGCACCGTCCTCGCCGATGATGATGCCGCTCACGTAATCCTCACTGACGACGTTCTGATACACGCCGCCGATGCGGTCGCTTTCCACCGGCTGAATCGCAAACGGCAGCTTGGCCGCGTCGTCAATGCTCATCCCTTCCTCGAATCCTGGACGCATGAAGGCCCAGCCGTAATCGCCTCCGCGATTCATCCCGATTACGCCAAATTCCAGCAGCCGGAAAAAGTCAGCTCGACCGGCAACGTCGGCGTTTGGAAACCATATTTGGTTCAGGTAGTGTTCAACGTCCGTGTCGAGCTGAGAGTCCCCGGTTTGCGCGTGGTAGCCTTGCGGGGCCACATACATTGCGTATTTCCGGTTGAGGGTTTTTGCGGGTGCAAAGTTGTTTTCGAGGTCGGTGGCCTCGCGGAGAAGTTGGAGCCGGTCGCGTTGAACGCTAAAAGAGTTGGGCGCGATTTGTGCCGGCGCTTGCGCTCGCTTCGTGGTCGCCCGCGCGCCGTCGTAGGAAAATTGGTGAAGCACCTGCCGGGCGGCGAGGCGGCGCATCCCGGCGACGGGCGAGATTGCCGAAATCGCGCGGTCGAGGATCGTGGGTTTGAACGGAGGCGTTTCCATTTACGCGGTGCCGCGCCCAAGGCCGGGGTTGAAGTTTGCGCGGACGTTCATTGACCGCGTGCCGTTGAGCAGCCCGAGCGCGTAGTTGCACTCGGAAAGCAGGTCTTGCGCGGCCTCTAGAGTGGGGAAGCTAAACGTCCTCCCGGCAATGGAATACGACGTTCCGCGCACCGTGCCCGCGATGATGCACGCCAGCGCGCTAGAGCGTAGCGTTCCGAGTTCGGTGCCGGTCAATCCGACGAGCGTTCCTTTCATTCCTGCCCTTTGTAGAGCAGGATTCTCAGTTTTGCAACGCTATTTTCTCAGAAGTGAGAAGATGCAGGCAAAGCTAAGGGCGGCACCGTTTCCAGTGCCGCCCTTGGGGTTTTTCATTCGTCGCACCAATCTCCTGACAGGTGCGGAAGTTTTCCTGACTTCGACTTTGATCTTGTAGCGATTGATTTTAATTCGACCACGATTGAATCAATATGGTCTTCCTTTATTGTTTCTGTCCATCCGTTTATTGCTTGATAATTGAACATCGGCTTTTCAAGCAACACCCATCCGTAATCGCACTCTGCAAATTCTTCAAAAAAGAAATACAAATCGCTGAACTGATTGTCCGTCATTTTGCCGCGAACAAATGCGTTGATGTGACGCCTGCATGTCGAGACCTCCTTGGTTGAAAGCGCGCTGTCCGCATTACAAAAAAGATGCACGCCCACTGGAATGTCGTATTTTTCCCGCAAGCTTGCTCTATGGTCTTTTCCTGCATCATCGTCCCCGTAGTCATCTGTGTCCATAAGCTCCGTTTGAGCTTTGGCTACACGTATCAGGCGGTCGTCAATTTGAGCAATGGCGATTTTGATTTCAGACGGTGTAAGCTCTCGATTATGCTGATTGGTTTCGGTTGTGGTTTCCATAGTTTTAGTTTTTCGGCTGCGTTGTATTCATATTCGGCTTCATCACGTTCTGATGATTCGGGCAATTCACGCTGTTCCACTTTTTCCACGCTTCCGTCCAGACCGTAAATCTCCATGTCATAAATGCTTCCGTGCGTCACTCCGTTTCCAGCAAGGTCAAGTATGATGCAACGGGTCTTTCCGTGGCTGCGGCGAAGTCCGCGCCCAGTCATCTGCTTCCACAGGCATCTGCTTTGGGTGTGGCGATTAAGAACAATCATGTCCACTTCCGGCAGATCGTAGCCTTCGGTAAAAATGGTATGATTGCAAAGAACTTTGGTTTTTCCGTTCCTAAAGGACTCCTCGATGTCCTCCCGGTGCTGTTCCTTTGTTTCTCCATGAATTACCGATGATCGAACACCAAGCTTAATCAGCGCGGAGGAAGTATTAACTGCGTCCTCCACTGTCCGGCAATAGACAATGGCTTTTTTGAACCGTCTTGCGGCGATTAGTTTTGCACAGTCGGACGCTGCCCATGAAGAAGTGGATTCGCTTCCCGGAACAAAAGTGACAGCGGGGCAAAGGACGCGGAGTTTGGTTAGCTCCAGCGTGTCCGGCCCGTTGATGATCTTGGTAAAGCCGCAAGAGCCAAGGCCAACTCCGTCCAGTCGATAGGGAGTTGCTGTCAGGGCGACCACGATGGCTTTTGGGAGCGCGCGAAAGATTTGCTGATACTGCGCGGCAGAACAATGGTGCCCTTCGTCAATGATTACCGACTTGAAATCGCCGCCTGAAAACGATCCAACCATCTGCACATTGACGGGCATTTTGTGGCGTTCGGCCTGTTTCAGCAATTCGCGCCGATGCGTCACCCACAGGACTGGGGCGGGAAGATGGCGCAGGATTCCGTGCATGGCGATGACGGTTTTTCCCGATCCTGTCGGGCAGGCCACGACAATGCGCCTGTGCTCGCCAAGACTGGCGAAAAACTCATCACACACACGATCCTGAAAGACATGCAGTTTCATTGCGCGGCCTTTTCCAGCGCCTCGCGGGCAATATCGGTCAGGCGAATTTTTCGCTTGGCCGCTTTTTTGGTCAGTTTGTCGCGCGTCTCCTGCGAAACGCGCGCCGCGATGGTTGCATTGAGTTTTTTCACGCCGCTACGTTTAGCAGACGCTAAACATTCGCGCAACAGCTACTTTTCCGCTTCCTCTTTCTCCGGCGCTTCCGCCTCAGTCGTGAACAGCACGGCGCGAAGCCGGGAATCGAGCAGAGCCGCAACGAGATTCATTTGATCGCAGTCGAGTAGATGATTCGCACGGCTTTTCATCACCGTCCACGTCCACTTTTTCGAGCCGTCCCGGTTGACCTCCTGCCGCTTAAACTCCACGGAAGTCTGCTTTTGGTAATCGCTCGAAACGTCCTGCGGAATGGTGAATCGGTAGGTGGCGAGTCCGGACCTGAGCCGGTGATACATGGATTTGATCGGCTGCTGACACCAGAAAAAGTAACGCGCCTGCCGCCGCGTTTTGTCGGTGCCGATGCCGACGTGCCCTACGTTGACAGGGCTGAACGGATATTTGCGCGTGATGCGCTGGCCGTTTGCCATTTCGTGATGTGGGAAGTCTCGGCGGTTCGTATTGTCGCCCCAAAGCCCGGTCCATCCGTAGCGCACGATCACCTCCTGAACGGCCAGCGTGTCAAACGCGACGTCAACCAGCGTCCTTCCCGGCTCAACGCCAAGCGCAATCCGCCGTTCCTCCAATTCCTCCCAAGTCGTGATCCGCCCCTCGTCAATGATCCTCGCCTCCTTTTCCCCGTATGCCCGGCACACATACCAGCGATGCGCGCCTTCGCCTTTGCTCGCTCGCCCGGCTTGGTTGTCAATCGTCAGGAAGCGCGCAATCTCGCCCTCGAACTTGTCGCCCTTCAAATATGCGCCTTTCATCCTGTCAAAGTTGAGGTCGCTCTCGTTGTCTGTCGGAGACTCGTCCCACGCCAGCGCGCGCCGTTTCTGGACGTAATCGCGCAACGGCTCGACCTGCCCGGCTTTGGCCGCGTAGCTCGCTTTGAGCTTTTCCATCAGCAGGTTGCCAAGCGGGAAGTAATGGACCGCCGACGCCTCCCAATGGAAAGATCGGTGCCAGTCCGGGGCGTTGGGATTGGTCGCGACGTAGCGGCCTTGTTGCGCCTGGGTGCGGCGGCTGGCCTCGTCCGCCGGCCAATCGCGCCCGCAGTGTTCGCAGTTGTAGCGGACGGTCGGCAAGATGGCGTTCCAGTTGAATTGGCCGTTTTCGTCCGTGGTCTTTTCGCTCTGAGTATAGATGAGTCTATCCCGCCCGTCGGTCATCCGCTGAAACTGCCTACAATGCGGGCACGGCACTTGCCATTCTTCGCAGGTGCCGGATTGGAAGCTGGCGTCCGATTCGTCGCCGAGAACGCTGCCGGTCGAGAGCGTGAGAATCTTGGCGTTGCGGACGCCTTCGCACCGTTTCTCGAAGGCCGTCATCATGCCGGGGCGATACATGTGAGGCTCTTCCATCGTGAGGAACTTCACCCGCTTCGATTGCGCGGCGCTCATGTTCGCCCCGACGCAATAGAGGCTCATGTGAGGGAACGCGATTTTGGCGATGCGCTGCTTGTGCCGGTCGTTCGGCAGGCGTTTCGCAAGAAAGTCGTTGGCCTGGAGCATCGGCAGAATCCGGTCCTCCATCGCGTCCACCCCGTCCGGGTCGCTTTGATGGACGTAGTAGTAAAGTCCGGGGTCGCTATCCACGCACCATGCAATGTGCATTTCGCCGATCAACGATTTCGCCGCGCCCGCCGGACCTCGCACGTCAACGCGGCGAATGGCAGGATCGTTGACCGCCCGCATCGGCTCGATCAACCACGGCGATTCCTCGGCGATATACACCGGGTATCGAGTCGAGTGCGGAAGGCGCAAGGTGCCGTCGAAGTATTCGACCATGCTGCCGCTGAATCGTTCCGGCACCATGCCCGCAAGCATGTCGGCGAGCCATTGGCGGTCGGTCATTTCGGGGAGGTCATCACGCGCAACGCCGCTTCAAGGTCATCATCCGCAACGCCGTGTTCCCGCCCGTTGCGCTCGCATCGCACAAGGTATCGCGTTCGCTGATTCCAGCCCGGCACAGGAGGATCACCCTTGTCTCGGTCGTGGATTTCAACAGGGCCAAGGTCTGTTTGTATGGTGGTCATTTATAAGTCAAAATCTATCGGCGGCAATTTCACTACCTCGCCCGCAATGTATGCCCGTTGAATCGCAACGCCTTCCATCGGTCGAATCTCCACGCCGACAATCTCGCCCTCAGCGGGCTCAACGTAGTTTTCCGGCTGGCTGCAAAGCGTTGGTGCGTCCCAAATGATGTTCATCCTTTCCTCCTTTTCTCGCGCGCCGCTTTGCGCTGTTCAAGCTGTTTCCATGCGTGCGCCAATTCCTCGCGCGAATGGCGGCTGTTCGTTTCCGGTTCGCAGAGTTGCACGCGCTTTGGTTTGTCGCCAGCGCGGCGAAGGTTGCGCAGTTCCGTTGTGGTCAATGGGGTGATGCCCGAGAGCCGGGCTAGTAGGTCGGTGGTCATAAATCCTTCGCCGCTTTTCCGAGATAGCCGCGAAACTCTTTCGTGATGATTTGCGCGAGGTCTGCCGGGCAACTCTGGTTCACGATGTCGAATAATCGCGTCGCGTGTTTGCCCCATTCCTCGGTCACGACGGAACGCTCCACCAAATCGCCACGGCTCCGCGCAATCTCAATGTCGAGCTTCTCAATCTGCTTGGCGAGTTTCTGGTCTTGAAGCGAGAGGTTCTTGCCGTCAACCGGCAGTTCCGATTCGCTGCGGGGGTTTGATTTGAGCCATGCAATCAAATCGTCGCGATACACGCGACCGTTGCGGAAGGCATTGCTCCCGCCTTTTTTTGCGCGCTTTATTTCGGTTGGTTCAAGCTCCCAAATAGTTGAAGCATGGCGCATCGAGTCCGCGCTCGTCGCCGAAAACGTGTCTTTTTTCTTTTTCACGCCAGCGTAATTGGAAGCGCCATCTGCGGATGCGTTATGGTGTCCCCCTTGGATTTGTTGGCATCGGCCCAAAGCGGTCTTAGGTTTTGCCAATTCCAGCAAATCTTCATCTGCCGCTCATCCGTAAGATCGAACGAAGCGCACGGCAAAATGTGGTCAACGTGCCATTTTCCGTAGTTGTTCCAATTCATGCCTTTCGTGAACTGGCTTTGTAAATGGTTGCGAAGCTGCTGCGCCGTGCAACCAATTTGCCTGCATACTCCGCGTCCAGAAACCAGCAATTCCTTCATGCGCTGGCGAAGGTTTATGATGACGCGGTTGTGCGGATTCTTGCTTAAAACGCGACGCCTCGCCCTTCGCTTTTCCACACTGCTTTTCCCGGACCTGTCCACACTTCTGGGGGCGTGCGCCCCGGATTTGATTAGAGCTTTTGCGATCGTAGCTCTGCCCCATCCCATCGCCTTGGAAATCTTCACGATGCTAATTCCACCAGCAAAAAGCTGCTTTGCTTTTTCCACGTCCAGCGGCGAGCGAACCGGGTGTTTTCTGTTTTTTGCCTGATAACGTCGGGACGCATCTTTTGCTTTTTGGCTTTTGGCGTATCGCTGGCGAGAGGCAATTCCGGCTGGGGTTTTGTAGTATTCCCGCATCCTGTTTCTGTATTTTTCAATCATAGCAACGTATGGAAATTATATGCATCGCTAGACAGGAGACCAACTGACCCTACGGA